TCATGCGTAAGCTGGGTACGAAAATCACTACAAGTGGTGACCACAAAATCAATATCGCCGCTACCAAGCCTGCGGCTGCATGGATCGAGGAAGGCGGCGCTCTGACTTTCGGTGATGCAACTTTTGACCAGATTCTGCTTGACGCACACAAGCTCCACGTGGCAATCAAAGTAACCGAGGAACTGCTCTATGATAACGCTTTCGGTCTGGAAAGCTATATCATCGCACAGTTCGGAAAGGCGCTCTCCAATGCCGAGGAGGACGCTTTCCTCAACGGCACAGGCACAGGCCAGCCTTTGGGACTGTTTGCGGCGAAAGGCGGCGGGAAGGTTGCAGATACGGTTGAAACCCTGACGGCAGATAATGTTATCAATCTCGTTTATGCCCTCAAGCGTCCTTACAGAAAGAACGCAAGGTTTATCATGAACGATAAGACGGTGGCGCAGGTCCGCACGTTCAAGGACAACAACGGTGCATATATGTGGCAGCCTGCACTCACCCAGGGAGAGCCGGACAGACTGCTCGGCTATGAGGTTTACACTTCGCCTTATGCCCCGGCAGACGCCATTGCTTTCGGTGATTATAAATATTACAACATTGGAGACCGTGGCACACGTTCCTTCAAGCAGCTCACGGAATTATTTGCAGGCAACGGCATGATCGGCTTTGTGGCAAAAGAGCGTGTGGACGGCAAGCTGGTGCTTGCGGAAGCGGTGCAGATCTTAAAGGTCAAAGCTGCAGCAAAAGCGGCGAAAGCATAATTTTTTCAAATAACACTGTGAGGTGGTGGGATATATGGTTGTGTCTTTGGAGGAAATGAAACAGTATCTGCGTGTGGATTTTGAGGATGACGACGGTTTCATTACAAACGCCCTGCACTCTGCGGAAAGCCTATGTGCGGATATCGCAAGGCTTTCCGCAGAAGAATTTTCCGAAACACAGACTGCAAAGATTGCCGTGATGTATGCGGTGGCATATCTTTATGAACACCGAGAGGACGCAGACCATCATGCCCTTACCCTTTCCCTGCGTTCCCTGCTTGAGGGAGTCAGGAGGAGTAAGTTCTGATGGATATTGCGCTTTTAAATGTGAAGATAACGGTACAGAAAAATACGGTGACGGTGGATAAGATAGGAAACCACAAAAACAAGTGGACGGATTATTATTCCTGCTATGCCACCGCCAGCGGTGAATCGCCAAGTGAAAATACGGACGCAGGGACGGTTGTGGACAATTCGAAGATTGATTTTACCGTCCATTACTGCAAGTCTGTTTCTGCTGTTGATTCTACAGGCTACCGTGTGCTGTACGATGGCGAGGTTTATAATATCCTCGGCATTGACCATAAGAATTTCAAAAAGAGATCGGTCAAGCTGAAATGCCAGAAAGTGAGGCGGTGATATGGGCAGGAGGATTTCCATAGACGCGCTGGCGGATACCGTAACGGAGTGCCTGAACGATTATGCGGATGTCTCCGCAGAGGGCATGAAGAAAGCTGTCCGCAAGGCGGGAAACACCGTAAAAAAGGAGATCGGGGCAAATGCCCCGAAAGATACGGGCGCATATTCAAAAAGCTGGGCGGTGAAAAATGCGAAGGAAAATTCCCACTCGCTGGAAGTTACCGTATATTCCAAAAACCGCTATCAGCTTGCCCACCTTCTGGAACACGGCCACGCAAAGCGTAACGGCGGCAGGGTTGCAGGAAAAAGCCATATCGCCCCTGCGGAGGAAACAGGCATCCGTCAGCTTGAGGCGGAGATTGAGAGGTGCTTAAGGAATGGATGAGATCATTCAGATGCTCGAAGAGATACACCTGCCTTTCGCTTATGACCATTTTGCGGAGGGCGAAGCAACGGAGCCGCCGTTTATCTGCTACCTGTTTCCAGGCAGTGACAATTTCTCTGCGGATGGCAGGGTGTATTTTAAGGCAAGCGAAGTAAATATTGAACTGTACACCGATTATAAGGACTTATCGGCGGAACAGAAAGTGGAGGCTGTGCTTGATGGGCATGGCATTTTTTATGAGAAATCCGAAGTATGGATTGAATCTGAAAAGCTGTATGAAGTCCTGTATTCATTTGAAACGGAGGTTTGAACTATGGGAAACAAAGTCAAATACAACCTGAAAAACGTCCACGCCGCCAAAATGACGGAAACAGTCACGGACGGCGTGGCATCTTTTACCTACGCAAAACCGAAAGCTATTCCCGGAGCGGTCAGTATCAGCCTTGACGCAGAGGGCGAATCCTCCCCGTTCTACGCTGACGGCATCGTATATTTCCGTTCCGTCACCAACAACGGGTACAGCGGCGACCTGGAGATTGCCCTTATCCCCGAATGGTTCAGGACGGAGATTTTGCAGGAGACACTGGATGACAAGGGTGTGCTTGTGGAAAACAGTGGCGTGGGTGAAAGCGTGAAGTTTGCCCTGCTCTTTGAGTTTGACGGGGATATCAATGCGATCCGCCATGTGCTGTATAACTGCTCGGCATCCCGTCCGTCCATTGAGTCAGAGACAAAAGAGGATACCATTGAGCCAGGCACGGAAACATTGTCCATTACGGCTGACCCACGCAGTGATGGGCTTGTCAAAGCAAGGACGGGAGATACAACGGATAAGGCGGCTTATGATGACTGGTATAAAAATGTGTATGTAAGCCCTGCGCCTGCATCAGAGGAGGGAGTATAAATGTTGAAAAAAGAAATAGAGATTTGTGGTAAGAAAGTGCCGTTCCGTTCCTCGGCTACCATTCCGAGATTATACCGTGCGAAATTCAAACGTGATATCTTCAAGGATTTATCCAAACTGGAAAAGTCCTATAAAGGCAAGACCGAGGATGGGGATGAGTTCCAGATCGAGGATCTGGAGATATTTGAGAATGTTGCTTATATCATGGCTTACCACGCCGACAACAATATCCCGCCGACCATCGAGGACTGGCTCGACCAGTTCGATATGTTCTCCATTTATGAGATTCTGCCTGAAATCCTTAAACTGTGGGGCGAGAACATGGTGGCGGAGGTGGAAGCTAAAAAAAACTTCGCCCAAGTGAGCGGGAAATGACAACCCCGCTGTTCCTCCTGCGGTGCGTGGAGATTGGCATCTCCATAGCAGACCTTGACCTTCTGACTATCGGGCTTGTTCTCGATATCTGGACGGAAAAAGCCAATGATGATGTGAAGTACAAAAAGAAGGCCACGCAGGAGGACTTCGATAAATTTTAGATATTGTTCACCACTTTTTCACTTCGGTATGGTATATTTATAAAATACAAATTGGGATTTTCTAAAGGGGAAAGGGATAATTGTAAAATGAATACAGACAATGAGTTACTTAAAAATTTAGATAAATTGCATACAACTGAATTAGGTGTATTACGCATAAAAAGAAATCTGTCTTTAGATATAGATACAAATGATGTTATTGAGTGGTGTAAAACTAAAATCAATTCTGATAATGCTATTATTACTCGAAGCGGAAAAAACTGGTATGTAAATGTAGACAATTGCATTATAACAGTAAATTCGTATAGTTATACGATTATTACAGCACATAAGAAAAAATTGATTAGGAGTTAGTTAAATTCCGGTTTGTAGGACAATAAACTAAATAAAACAATTTTCAAGAGTCGAGAGGTCGGCTCTTTTTTCATGCCCATTTTTAGGAGAGGAGGAATCTGAGTGGCGAACAGGATTAAGGGAATCACAGTTGAGATCGGCGGCGATACCACGGGTTTGGATAAAGCCTTAAAGGGTGTGCAGTCTACGCTCCGTACCACGCAGACCTCCCTCCGTGATGTAAACAAGTTGCTGAAACTCGATCCAAGCAATACGGAGCTTCTGTCCCAGAAGCAGAGGCTTTTAAAGGATGCCATCGGTGCGACAAAGGATAAGCTGGAAACGCTGAAAACCGCACAGATACAGGCAAAGCAGCAGCTTGAAAACGGCACGCTCGGGCAGGATAGATACGATGCCCTGCAAAGGGAGATCGTGGAGACCGAACAGGAGCTGCGCCGCCTGCAGGAGGAAACGGCAAGGACTAATACCACCCTTGCAAAGATCAGCGAGGTCGGCGGAAAATTAGAAAATGCAGGCAACACCATAGCGGGAGCCGGAAAGAAAATGATGGGCGTCACAACCGTTATTGGCGGACTTGGGACTGCCGCCGTAAAGACTGCCGCGGATTTTGATACCTCCATGAGCAAAGTGGCGGCTGTATCCGGTGCAACCGGCAAAGACCTGGAGGCACTCCGTGACAAAGCCCGTGAGATGGGCGCTAAGACGAAATATTCCGCATCCGAAGCCGCAGAAGCCATGAATTTTATGGCTATGGCTGGTTGGAAAACAGAGGATATGCTTTCGGGCATTGACGGCATCATGAACCTTGCGGCGGCGTCCGGTGAGGATTTGGCGACCACCTCTGACATTGTAACGGACGCGCTGACCGCATTCGGTCTGACTGCAAAGGACAGCGGGCATTTTGCGGATATTTTAGCGGCGGCAAGTTCGAATGCCAACACGAATGTCGGTATGATGGGAGAGACATTCAAATACTGTGCGCCGATTGCAGGTGCGCTTGGTTTCTCCGCCGAGGATACAGCTGAGGCTATCGGTCTGATGGCAAACGCGGGCATCAAGTCCTCACAGGCGGGTACATCGCTCCGTTCCATCATGAACAATCTGACCGGCGATATCAAACTCAGCGGTGCTGCTCTTGGTGATGTGACCATTGCCACCACCAATGCGGACGGCTCCATGCGCGGGCTGTCGGATATCCTTGCAGACTGCCGCGGGGCTTTCAGCCAGTTATCCGAATCAGAAAAAGCAAATGCCGCGGAGTCCCTTGTCGGCAAGAATGCCATGAGTGGTTTCCTTGCCCTTATGAATGCTGCCCCTGCCGATATCGCAAAGCTGTCCGAGGCGATAGATAACTGTGACGGGGCTTCCGCAAAAATGGCTGACACCATGCAGGATAACCTTGCGGGGCAGCTTACAATTTTAAAGTCGCAGTTACAGGAATTAGCCATTGCTTTCGGTGAAAT